TTGAAGCAATTGATGTTGCATCAGCAGATGTAACACTTGCTATGACAGATGCTACAATTTCAAATGCAAGAAATGCAACTCTAAAATTTACTGGCACATTAGCTGCAAACAGAACTGTTACTTTACCAGATAGTATTGAAAAAGTTTTCAACATTGAAGACGGAACAGATCATGCTGGAAATACATTAACATTTAAAACTGCATCTGGAACAGGTGTGCTTTTATGTGAAGGTAATTGTTATGTTGTTTATTCAGATGGAACTAACATTGTAAAAACAAATGAATATAGAAAATGGAGAACACTTACCGCTGCTGAAACAATTCAAGCAGGAGCTAAACTTTTTATAGATACAACGGGTGGAGCTTTTACAGTTACACTTCCAGCGTCACCAGCTGTTGGTGATGAAGTTCATTTTATAGACTCAAGATTTAATTTTGATACTGCCGCATTGACTGTGGGCAGAAACAGTTCTAAAATAGCAAACGCAAGTTCAGACTTAGTTGTTAATACAGAGGGTGCAGGTTTTGGATTAGTTTTTTCTGGTTCAAATGTAGGCTGGACTTATATGGAGAAATAATATGTCAAATTACGAAGCAACAAGATACGATTTTACTGGAGCAAACCTTACTGGTATCGAGGGAATTCCTACGGCAACTATTGTGCCATGGTCCTCTTCTTCAGTGCCAACAGGTTTCTTAGAATGTAATGGAGCAGCAGTTTCAAGATCAACTTACTCTGATTTATTTGGAATCATAAGTACAACTTATGGAACTGGTGATGGTTCATCAACTTTCAACTTACCTAATTTGTCTGATAGAATTGCAATGGGTAAATCAAATAACAAAGCTTTAGCCTCTACTGCAGGAGCGGAAACTGTAACTTCGACAGGAAACGTGGGTGGATCAACAGCTAACGCAACTTTGTCAACAGCACAACTTGCTTCACACTCACACCCAGGAGGTGCTAACACTCCTCCTCACTCTGGTGACCAATATAGAGCACAGTCTCCAGGACCAAGAAGGGTTGACTTAGCAGGTACAGGTAATGCAGGATCTGGTCAAGGTCACTCTCACAATATGAGTGCAAACTTTACTGGAGATGCTACTTCGGTTTTACAACCATATTTAACAATTATTTATATTATAAAAACTTAAGGAGAAAAGATGGCAACGAACGCAGATTGGACAGTAGTATTTGATGACAAAGTGATATTAAATCACTCTGTAAAAACTGATGAGGGTCATTCTATAGGATATCAAATTGAGGACGATGCTTTCTGGAGTGATTCTAAATGGTCAAACATTTGGGCAATCCAATACAAAGATGATAATCATGACTACAATGATACTGTAGAACACAGAGATGATACAAAACACAAAACGTGGACTGAAGCAAATTTAGGAGATTTCAGATCTCAATTTGTAAATAGATGGGATGCCGCTCATCTAGAGAGTTTACAATTAGCATGGGACAGAGATATTATTTATACTTATAATGAGGATGGATCAGTAGACACTACTGAGAGTGAAGCAGATCAGATTGCAAGAAAAGGCGCAAGACCTACATCCTACTCATCTTACTAACGTAATAAAATCCAAGAAGTTAAAAGATATTTTTCACCTGACAAAGGTGAGTTTCCTCTATGAACGTATGGAAAACCAGCAGGCCAGAAAACTATTCTACCTGTTTTAGGTTGTACTCTTTTTGAGAAATGCAAGAATTCTGTCTCCCCACCTTCTTGTACATCATTTAAATATACAGAAAAAACAAAAGCTCTAGGTTCATTTTCAAAACCTTTACCATGTTCAATATGCCAAACATGATAACCCTCTGTTGGTAAAGTTTTTTGTATTTTTAAAGACGTAAAATGAAAAGGTCCTCCATCATACGCATCGAGAGCACCTGTATTTTTTGCATAATGGTTCCAAGCCATATCAAGATTTAACATTAAAGGTTTACAGGTTTCCCACCAAATATCTAAATTATCTCTTCCCATAAAAAATTGTTGATCTTGTTTTTCTAATACACCTACTTGTTCTCCTCCAAGTCTATTTACTGTATGATTAAATTTATTTTCTTTTTCATATAAATTTATAGCGTCATCACACATTTGTTTTGTGATATAATTATCATAGACACCTATAAAATTATTTATATTTACTGTTTTATCTTTTGTCATTTATGTTTTTCTCCATTTCAAAACTAGCTCCTGATTTTTCTTTTACATTAAAAGCTATACTATATCTTTCCTCATCATTCAAGATCTCGTCAAAACCGTGATAAATAATAGGTGGAAAATAATAATAATCACCTGGAAAAGGTGTTATCTTAATATTAAGTTCAGGTAAAATTAAATCACATCCCTCTGATAAAAATAGAATACCACTATGTGAGTAATGTATGTGAGAGGTCAGACTATCTCCTTTTCTGTAGATATTTCCCCAAGCGTCCTCTATAGTTTTTCTTTGATAAAAAAATTTAAATAGATCAGGATGACTTACCTGATGTTTGTTAATCGTGTAATTTAAAAATTTTATAAAATCGTCATCTTCCACAAAATGAGTCCACGATGTCATATCACCTTTTACATTAGTATAGTTCTTCATATTAGGATCTATGTTGGATTTTATGTTTAATTTTAGATTATGTATGCGATCTGGGAAAGGATAATTACCAAAAATAATATTGGCATTTCTAGGATATGTGATATTAAAACTACTGGAATGAGAGTTTAGTTCATTATTTTCTAGAAATCGTATCATTTATTTTGAATCTTTCATTCTTTGATAAATTAAGTTATAGTTACTATATGCTACAAAAATTAAATTTCAAGCCTGGTTTCAATAAAATGGTCACAGATTCTGGAGGAGAGGGCCAATGGGTAGATGGTGATTTTGTTAGATTTAGATATGGGCTACCAGAAAAAATAGGTGGTTGGAGTCAACTAACTGCTTCATCTAAAACTCTACCTGGATCAGGAAGAGCACAACACAGTTTTACAAGTATTGCAGGAGAGAAGTACGCTGCGATAGGAACATCACAGGGTCTATTTTTATATTATGGAAATGACTTCTATGATATCTCACCATTAGATACAGCTATCACAGGATGCACTTTTTCATCAACAAATGGATCTGCAACAGTTACTATTAATAAAACATCTCATGGTTTATCTGCTGGAAGATATATAAATTTTAGTGGCGTAACTTTACCTGGAGGAGGAGCTACAGGATATGCGGTAGCAGATTTTACAGATACTAATTATGAAGTTATCACATCTGCAACAAATAGTTTTACAATTACGATGGCATCAAATGAATCTGGATCAGGTATGTCCACAGCGGGAGCTGCAACTGTAAATCCATATGTTGAAGTTGGACCCACGATTCAGACAGCTGGTTATGGTTGGGGAGCATCTACTTGGAGTACATCAACATGGGGAACAGAGAGAGCCACTAGTGACGTGACTCTGGAACCAGGAAACTGGAGTTTGGATAATTTTGGAGAAGTATTGGTTGCAACTATTAGAGGAGGAAAAACTTTTACATGGAACGCTGGTGCAACAAATGCGAGAACAATTAGAGCTTCAACAACAACCACAAATTTTTCAACCTCAAACAATCCAACGTCATCTAGACTTACACAAGTTTCAGATAGAGATAGACATCTGTTTCACTTTGGAACCGAAACAACTATTGGTGATCCATCAACTGTTGATCCTCTGTTTATAAGATTTTCTAATCAAGAAGATCTAAATACATACACACCAACTGCAGTTAATACTGCAGGTAGTTTTAGACTTGACAAAGGAAATAAAATTCAAGGTGCAGTATCTGGTAAAGACTACACTTTAGTTTTAACAGATACCTCTGCTTATGTAATTCAATTTGTTGGTCCACCATTTACATTTGGTGTTAGACAGGTTGGTACAAGTTGTGGATTGATTGGACAACATGCATTAAGTTATTCTGATGGTAAAGTATTTTGGATGTCAGGTGAGGGAGGATTTTTTGTATTTGATGGTACAGTTAAATCCATACCTTGTCTTGTAGAAGATTTTGTATTTACAACAGATGGAGATAATCTTGGACTTAATTATGATTCTTCTGATGTTGTATTTGCAGGACACAACACTCTCTATAGTGAAGTAAATTGGTTTTATCCTAAATCAGGATCAGATCAAATTGATAGATGTGTAACCTATAATTATTCAGAAAACGTTTGGACTACCTCATCATTAGCTAGAACAACCTATGCTGATTATGGAGTATTTGATAATCCATATGCTACAGAATACATTGACAATGCAACACCATCTTTTCCAATACAAGGTATTACAAATACTTTTGGAGCATCAACTTACTATTCTCACGAGGTAGGAACAGATCAAGTTAAAAATGGAACAGCCACAGCTATAGCTGCTTTTATAAAATCTGGAGATTATGACATAACACAAACTAGAAGTGCATTAGGTCAATCTACAGGAGTTGCTAATTACAAAGGTGATGGAGAGTTCTTTATGTCTGTTAAGAGATTTATACCTGATTTTGCAGTGCAAACAGGTAATACAAAGATTACTTTATTAGTTAATGACTATCCAAATAATACTGCATCTAGTTCTCCACTTGGACCCTTTACAGTTACAACAACTACTGATAAGATAGATACCAGAGCAAGAGGAAGACTTGTTGCTCTTAAGATAGAGAACGATGCTGTAGGTGAAACCTGGAGATATGGCACTCTAAGACTTGACGCACAACCGGATGGTAGAAGATAATGGCTGTAGATAAAAAAATTACATATGATGATAAACCTGTAGTTCAAGGTGGAGTCGATAATTATTTAGGCAAACAGCCACAAGTTGTTGCACCTAGAAAATGGAAGTCAGCACCTGATAAACCAGAAACAGAATTAGCATATATTACAAAAGCAGAAAAAGATTTAATCTTAAAAGCAAATATACATGGTGGATTAGAAGATGGTCCTAACATGGGTCCTTCAGGTATCATGTCATTAGATAGTTTTGGTGACATTGGTGGAGCTGGAGCGGCTGGTGTAGATACAGATCCTGGTGGTGGATATGATACGGGTCCAAAAGGTGGAGGTTTTACTGGTAAAGGGCCAAATGAAAGTGACACTGCATTTGAGTTTAGAAAAATGAATCAAAAAGAATTATTACAAAACGCTGAAAAAATACAGGCTCAAAATTTAGGTATTAGAGAAAGAGACAACATATCTGATTTTACAGCTAGCAGAAATCCATTACAAAAATTTTTTAGAACTATATCTCAATTTAGTCCTATCGGCATATTAGCAAGAGGATTAGGAAGTCTGTTTGGAAATCTTAAAAATGCTAGAGGTTTTAATCTTGATGGAACTCCTAGAACTCAAGAAGAATATGAAGAGGCTAGACAACAAAGAATTAATGAAAAAAGAATTAGTAACATATTAGGTAGAGATGCACCTATTACTGAGATGACTTTACAAAATTTATCTAAGCTAGGATATACAGGCGATATGCCTGCTGTTGGAAGCACTCCTGTAAGTAGAGCTATTGCCAAAGATAATTTATTTGACCCTAATGCAAAACTACAGAACACAAGTTTTACTCAACCAGAAAAAGATGATATTGACGTTGTAATTGATAATGATATGAGTTTAGTTCCAAATAGAACATTAATAGGAGAACAACCTACTATTCTAAGTGCATATCAAAACTATTTAGCAGACGCTCCACCTAATCCTTTATCACTTCAAGAGTTTGCAGATTTTCAAGCAAAAAGAATGGGTGGATTAGATATTTAATGGCTAAGATAACAGTATACATACCTGAACCAAAAGATGAATATGATGTATCTAATCAAAGACAGGTTTTAGAAGCACTAGATACTGTAAAGAATCAACTTAATTTTTCTTTTCAAAAAGAACTTAAGGAAGAACAGGACGCATTTAATTATTTTTTATCATGACAATAAGATACAAGAACCAAGGTTTTAAACAAGCTAGTACAGGAAAAACTACAGTGTTTACATGTCCTAGTGATGCAACAGCTATAGTTAAAAGTATTTATACTGCAAACAGTGATGCATCATCAGCTATTTTAGTAAACATGAATTTTGTTGACTCATCTGATTCAAGTACAGAATATGAATTTTTTAGGGATGACGTACCTGCTAAATCACAAGTAAATGCTTCACCTCAAGGCTTGAATTTAGAGGCAGGTGATGCTATAACTGTGCAAGCAGCTACAGGTAGTAATACGATACAAGGCCTGATAAGTTTTGCTTTAATAGATAGATCGCAAGAAAATGGATAAAGACTTACCAGAAATAAATTGTAGTACAGTTGTTACTTGGCGTAATACCAAGACCGGTGAAAAATTTACAGAGAAGAAAGAAGGACCTGATATTGTGCAAGATGTAACAGTAACAATATCTCCAGAGGGTTTAGACATGATGCAGAAAGTATTAAACAATGACAATAAAAAAACTTGATGTTCTTTCAGTCGATTTTGATTGGATAATATCATTAAAACATCAGGAAGAATTATTAAGATATATAATACCCATTGTATACAGACATGATGATATATATTTAGGATACACTCACGATAAGATCTATCCTCTTTTTGAACATGGCTATGATGAATACAATATATACAACATAGATCATCATCATGATTTTGGTTATGAAAAATTTCAAAGTGTAGATGAAGGTAATTGGCTTTTTCATTTAGCAAATGTTTTTACACATAAGATAAATTATACTTGGATATCAAATCCTACATCTGACCATGTCTATTGGATAAATACAAAAATGCACAAATTAAAATCTTTTATGTTTGATCACAATATTAATTATATTAGAGAAACTAATTTTGATAAAATATTCCTTTGTTGTAGCCCAGATCATGCTATTGCAAAAGAAGCAGTAGTAGCATATAAGATCGTTGAAAGTATTGTAAATGAAAATAAGAAATCAGAAAGCTAAAGGCGGAACAGAATTACAATTAGGTTTTCTACAAAAACATGTAGATCCTAAAATCTTAGATCAGGTGCAGATATGTACATCTATACCTGAAAAGGTTCCTTTACACCCAACTAAAGTAAATATTCTTTGGCAAAAAAATTCTTACGATCAACCTAATTTACATCCTTGGTTTAAGAATAAATCTAATCACCACAAGTATGATTGGTATGTTTTTAACTCTCATTGGAACTGTGAAAAATTTAGAATGATGTTTGAATTACCAACAGATAAATGTTTAGTAATTAAAAATGGTATAGAAAAAATTGATCCTATCATTACACATTATAAAAAGGGTGATCCTATAAGAATGATTCATCACAATACACCGTGGAGAGGTTTATCTGTACTGCTTGGTGCTATGCAATTAGTAAAGAATCCTTTGATTACTTTAGATGTGTATTCATCAACAGAAGTGTATGGTAAAGACTTTTATGATCAGAATGATAAATATTATACTGAGTTATATGAACAAGCAGAAAAATTACCAAACGTAAATTACATAGGTTATAAACCAAATAATTATATAGCAAAGAATTTAAAAAATTATAGAATGTATGTTTACCCTAGTATATGGGAAGAGACGTCTTGTATTTCTTTATTAGAATCTATGGCTGCTGGTTTGTATTGTTTGACTACAAACTATGGAGCTATATTTGAAACAGGTGCAGAATTTCCTATTTATGTTCCTTACTCAAATGATTATAAAAATTTAGCTAAAAAATTTGCCATGGGTATAGAGGCTGCAGCACAAAGTCTACATACAAAAGCAATACAAGAACATTTGAATTTTCAAATGATATATACAAACAGATATTATGGCTGGGAAAAACAAGCAGCTTTTTGGACAACATTTTTAAAAGGAGCAATTAATGCAAAACAACAAACCAATATGGTTTAATAAAGATACCTATCAAACCATTAAAGAAGGAAAGGTAAATTCTGTGAGAGAGGTCATTGATTTATCTGATAAAAGACCAAAACCAAAAGCAAAGATAATGGTAGCAACACCATGTCACTCTGATGTATCTATGCACTACACAAGAGCAGCTTTAAAATTTCAATTAGATTGTGTACAGAATAATATACTCTGTAGTTTTACTTTGATGAAATCGTCGTTGGTTACACAAGGTAGAAATCTCTGTGTGTCTGAATTTTTAAATCACGAGGATAACTACGAACATATGTTGTTTATAGACTCCGATATTGATTTTAATTTTAGCACCATAATGAAAATGTTAGAGGCAGACAAAGATATAATCGCATGTCCATATCCAATGAAAACATTTGATACAGACAAGATGTGGAAGAGAATGAATCAGACAGATATGGTAAAAGATGCAGAGTCTCTGTTAAAAGGGGGTTATATGTTTCCAATAAAGATACATAACAAAGATGGAAAGATATTTGTCAAGGATGGTATATGTGAAGTAACACACGCACCAACAGGATGTATGTTGATTAAAAGGAGAGTAATCACTGATCTTATGAAAGCTCATCCAGAACTAGAGATATATCAACCTACTGTTATTAATGGTAAAGAGGTTAAAAAAGATAATTTTTTTAATCTATTTGATACTTTACATGATACAGATAGTAAGAGATATTATGGTGAAGATTTTGGTTTCTGCCAGAGATGGCGTGATTTAGGTGGTAAAGTGTATTGTTATATCATGGACTACATCACACATGTTGGTGAACATCAATATTGTGGTAGATTTTTTGATGAGTTGCAACACATGAAACGTATTGACGATCCTACAAAAATCAAATAAACTGCGATACTACAGGAATTATACCTGCCGCAAACTAGTTTAATAAATATATGACAATATCAAGAGGACAAATGCCCAGACAATTATACGGCCTAGGAAGCCTAGTAAAATCTATTACCAAGCCTATTAAAAAAGTTGCTAAAGGTATAAAAAGTTTTGCTAAATCTGACATAGGTAAACTAGCTCTTACAGCTGGTGCGTTATATGGTTTAGGCGGTGGAACTTTTTTTGGAAGAACATTACCTGGAATAAGCACTAGTGGAGGTTTTGCTTTTAGCAATATAGCACCTAATTTATTTGGTATAAAAGGTGTGGCTGAAACAGGTGGATCAGAAGGCATACTAGGTGCTTTAGGATTAACAAAAGGTTTTGGTCAAGGTTTAACAGGATTTGGTAAAATAGCTGCAATAACCATACCATCAGTATTAGCTGCAGCAGGTGTGCAAGATGAACAGGAAATAGAGTCATTAAAACAAAATCCAGAGCAGCTTAAAAAGTTATTGGAACGAGGATATAGAAATTTAAATCCAAATGCTAAAGAAGAAGATGTAATACAGTTTGTTAGAGATAATTCAGCTGATGGTGGTAGAATAGGTTATGCTATGGGTACTGATGATCCAGAAAGAAACGCTATGCAGGCAGCAGGCGTCATGGGTCTACCATTAAATGAAAACCCTGCTGGTGTAACAGAATTAGATCTTAGAGAAACAGGTGGATTTATTCCTCCAGTTGGTGTAAAAGAAAAGGCTGATGATATCCCTGCGATGTTATCAAATAACGAATTTGTATTTACAGCTGATGCTGTAAGAGGGATGGGTGACGGAGACGTCGACAAAGGCGCAGAACGTATGTATAGCATGATGAAAACATTAGAAAACGGAGGAAGAGTTTAATGGCAGTTCAACAACAACAGATTTTACCGGCACCATTTATAGAAGCAGCAGGTAAAACGTTTTTAGATGATTTACAAAAAGCAGTAGGACAATTTAAAACTGCTGATCTTTCAAAAAGTTTTGGTCCACAGTTTGTAGCTGGCCAAGATCCATTACAAAAATCAGCTGAGGCATTAGCACTTACAGGTATTGGAGGATATCAACCTTTCTTAACATCTGCTGCAGCTTCTGCTGGTCCACAAGCTTATCAACAATTTATGTCTCCATATCAACAAGATGTAATTGATACAACGTTAACTGAATTTGATAGACAGACACA